ATTTTAGATGACTGGAATAGTGATAGATAGACGTTTCCTTAGCCACACGCACACGCTAGAAATATTTTGATTATAGTAGAATACGATTAAGAACCATTCTAAAACACTAGCCCCCATGACCCCCTGTAGCCTAGGCGTCCACATATATATCTCTATTACACTCATTGGTGGGTAATTCAATCTAGTACAACATAATACTAGACCCTAATAGCACCGTATTGATATAACTATTGACAAGATGTTTTTAAAAATCATATACTTAGAAGTGGATTGGTATGTCTACTTCAATACAAGCTCATAAACCTATGAATAAAGATAACGAAAGAATGAACGAGATAATCTCTACCTTAAAGAAAAGGTCTGAGGAAGATAAATTAAAATACTATCAACCTTATGGGTTTCAGAAGAGATTTCACACAACCAGCATTGATGCTAACCAACGATTGCTTATGGCTGCTAATAGGGTCGGTAAGAGTTATGTGGGTGCGATGGAAATGGCAATACACCTAACAGGCAACTATCCTGATTGGTGGGAAGGCAGACAATTTGAAGAGCCGATTAAAGCCTGGGTTTGTGGTGCGAGTAATGAAACCACAAGAGATATATGCCAGAAAGAATTATTTGGGCAACCAGACAACCCAAGAGATAGAGGGAAAGGCAGTATTCCCAAACATCTCATTGGAGAAACAACAAGAAAACCAGGTGTGCCAAATGCACATTCCTCGGTGCTTGTTAAACACAAATCAGGTGGGTGGTCTAGGGTTGCCTTTAAAGCCTATGAAATGGGTGCTGAAAAATTTATGGGGGAGTCTATGGATTTGATATGGCTCGATGAAGAACCACCCCAAGATATTTATTCACAATGTATTACAAGAACACTAGATAGACAAGGACAGGTCTACATGACGTTCACCCCTGAGTCAGGGATGACAGAGGTGGTGCAAAACTTTACATCCGATTTAAAGCCCTCACAGGCTCTTATAACAGCAGGATGGGAAGACGCTAATCATTTAACCGATGATATGAAAAAACAAATTCTACAAGCCCTACCTCCCCATGAAAGGGAGATGAGGTCTAAAGGAATTCCAATGATAGGAAGTGGATTGGTATTTCCTATTCAAGAAGACGAATTAAGCTGCAATCCATTCACCATCCCACCACATTACGCTAGGATTGCAGCAATAGATTTTGGCTACGACCACCCAACAGCAGTGGTCTGGATAGCGTGGGATAGAGATAAAGACGTTGTATACGTTTACGATTGTTACCGTATGGCTAAACAAATACCGTCTTATCACGCAACGCATATCAACGAAAGAGAAGGGTCTGACTGGATTCCTGTTGCATTTCCACACGATGGATACCAACACGACAAAGGTTCAGGCGTTACTCTTGCCGAACAATACCGTGATAACTACGTCAATATGTTACCGTTTCATTTTGAAAACCCTCCAGCGATTGGAGAAAAAAAAGGTGGAAACTCGGTTGAAGCAGGATTGATGGAGATGTTAGATAGAATGGAACACGGAAGATTTAAAGTATTCAATACCCTTTATGACTGGTTTGAGGAGTATCGAATGTATCATCGTAAAGATGGAAAGCTGGTCAAACTTAAAGATGACTTAATGTCGGCTACAAGGTACGCCACCATGAGTCTTAGACATTCAACAACACAAGGCTCACGTTGGCAATCCAAAGGGACATTAGGTCCTGATGTTGCAGTCGTATAGGAGAACATTATGGCAAATAAAGAAATGTTAAAATTTCATAAAATGACTGAGAAAGAATTTAAGTCATTATCAAATGATAAAAAAAGAGATAAAATACAAGGATATGTATCTACAATTAATAAACAAAAAAGAGAAGCTGTAACAAAAAATATTTCTGAAAAAGTAGAAGATGCAAGATTTCGTTTTAAAAACCCTGATAAAGCAAAACAAAGAAAAGCACTTAAAAAAGCAGGATATCTTAAATAATGGCTATAAAAATGACAGAAGATGAGTTAGTAGCTCATCTTAATAATGAAATAGAAGCATCTACAGGAAACTTTAACACAGAACTTTCTGCCCAAAGGGAAGAAAACATGGAGTATTACCTTGGGGAAAAGTTTGGCAATGAAATTGATGGTCGTTCTGAGATTGTTACAACGGATGTAAGAGATACGGTTGAGTATATCATGCCCTCTTTAATGCGAATCTTTACAACGCATAACAATATTGCTGAGTTTGAACCCCAAGGTCCTGAAGATGTAGAGATGGCACAACAAGCCACCGACTATGTTAATTATGTTTTTAACAAACAGAACAACGGCTTCAAAGTTTTATACGATGCTTTCAAAGATGCCCTAATATCTAAGACAGGTGTTATCAAACATTATTGGGAAGAGCGAGAAGAGATTAAAACAGACACTTATGAGAATTTAACCGAAGTTGAATACCAGTCTGTATTAGCAAATGATGAAATGGAGATAATTGAGCTTAGTAAAAACATACAAGAGAAAGCTCAAACAGACGATTTCGGTACATTGATTAGTCCTGAAGTAGCATCATACGATTTAAAAGTAAAATGTACTAAAAAGTATGGGCAAGTCAAAGTAATATCTGTACCTCCTGAAGAATTTTTAGTTTCAAGACGTGCATCTTCTTTAGAAAACGCTTCATTTGTTTGTCATCGAGTAAAAAAATCAGTATCAGATTTAATTTTAGAGGGATATCCCAAAAGCGTTGTAGAAGATATCCCAACTTATACACAGAATAACGCAGAATATAATGAAGAAAGACAAGCAAGGTACTCTTATGACGAAGATTCTAGCCCAGCAGACGAAGGCACAGGTCCGTCTAGGAAGGTTTGGATTGATGAGTGCTATAGTTACATAGATTATAACAATGACGGCATAGCCGAGCTAAGAAAAATTACTCTCGGTGGGCATACAATACACGACAAAGTTGAAATAGACTCGATACCTTTTTCAACCATCTGCCCACTACCGATTCCTCACAAGTTTCACGGCATGTCCGTGGCTGATACCGTTAAAGATATACAATTAATTAAATCAACCATTGTAAGAAACATATTAGACAATATGTATCTAACTAATAACGCAAGATACGCTGTATTAGCAGGACAAGTTGAGTTAGACGATTTACTTTCCTCAAGACCTGGTGGGATTGTGCGAATGAGAAGTCCAAATGCTGTAACACCTTTACCAACGCCACAAATGTCAGGCGATGCGTTTAGAATGGTACAGTATTTAGACCAAGTTCGTGAAGAAAGGTCGGGGGTATCTAAGATGACACAAGGATTAAACCCTGATGTTTTAAATTCACACGTTACTTCAGGTGCAGTAGCAGCCGTTACAGAATCTTCTATGCAAAGAATAGAATTGATAGCAAGAATTTTTGCTGAGACTGGGATTAAAGATTTATTTAGAAACATTTACCAGTTAATTCAAAGATACGAAGACAGAAAGAAAGTATTTTATTTAAACAATAAGTTTGTTCCCATTGATGTTTCAAGATGGAGAGACAATCTTAATTGCACGGTTAATGTTGGTGTAGGCTCAGGCAGTCAGCAAACTAAAATGCAGACTATGGGGGGCATAATGACCATAATTCAAGGTTTAATTCAAAACGGTGGAATGGGTACTATGGTAACGACACAAAACGTATATAACGCTGTATCAGAATATATTACGCAATCAGGTTACAAAAATCCTGACATGTTTGTAGCAAACCCTGCTAACATGCCACCACCACAACCACCACAACCTACGGTTGAAGAAAAGATTGCTAACCAAAAAGCACAGATTGAATTAGAAAAACTTAAACTAGAAGCTGCTGAAGTAGAACTTGATACCAAGATTAAACAACAAGCACTCGAACTTAAAAAACGTCAAGCTAAAGTTGATACCATGATTAAGATGGAAGAGTTAAAACTTAAACAACAAAAACTTGAGCAAGGCGAATTGAATATTGCATTAGATGCTGCATCGAAAACCCCTGTGGCTGTAGGAGAAGACTAATGGCTTTAACTGAAAAACAAAAAAACACCCTTGCTAAACATAAAAAACATCACACAACTAAACACATGGCAATGATGCGTAAACTTATGAATCAAGGCAAGTCTTTTACGGCTGCACATAAGATAGCAATGAAAGAGGTGGGAGCATGAGTTATCCAAAATACAATCCTGACTACGACAAACTTGGTGCAAGGAACAAAGTAATTGGCAAAGAAATTAAAATGCTAGTTAATGAAAAAAATATTAAATATAAAAAAGCAAAGGAACTTGCACTTGGCAAATACCCTAAAACTAGAATACTGCCATTCGCATGAAAGATTTAAACGAATTAAATATAGAGATAGAGTTAATTAAAAAAGACATTAATGATATAAAAAACAATCACTTACAGCACATTGAAAGAGATATGCGTGATGTAAAGATAGAAGTTTTTAGATTCAAATATGCTATATGGGGAGCTTTAGTTATATTTATATTAGCAACAGATAATTTTAAAGAGTTGTTGAGGTTACTTTAAATGGCAAAAAGCAAGAACACACCAACCAACATACGTTAAAACTTTTGCAAGAAAAAGAACATAATGAAAGACCCAATAACAGTGTCAGCATTAACAAATACAGAATTACAACAACTAATGTTGAAATACAGAATTTCAGTAAACGAGCTACACTTGAAGACATCAATCAGTCCGAATGATATTCGAGGGTATCTTACTGGGAGAAAAACTATACCCACTAATTTAGTGGATAGAATCATTCAGATAGGAGAAAACAATGGTAGATAAAGAAAAAGCAGTAAAAGAAGGGCAAGATGCAAAAGCATTACTTGAAGACCCTTTACTGATAAAATCTTATGAAGTTATCCAAAACGATATATTCCAACAATGGATAAGAACTGATATAGGTGAAACTGAAAAAAGAGAATCTCTATATTATTCGCTTCGTGGAGTATTAACAGCACAAAATGTATTAGTTAATACAATGGAGAACGGAAAAATAATGGAAGAAGAATTGAAGGGAGGTATATAATCATGGCAAAAGATGATATCCCTGTAAAAGAATCCACTCATGGTGGTGTGCCTGTAACTGATTTAAGGTCAGCTCAGGCAGCACTTCACGGTATGATGAACACTCCTCAAGAGGAGCAAAGTACAGAAGACCAAGAAGAAACAGAAACTCAAGAAGATGTTTCTGCACAGGACACGGAGTCCGAATCAGTTGAAACAGAAGCAGAAAACCCTGAAGGATTAGAAAATCCTGATGGATTAACTGCTGAAGATTTAGTAGACCAAGACCAAGAAGTAGAAACTGAGACACCTGCTACATATACCATTAAAGTTGATGGCAAAGACGTAGAGGTTACGCTTGAAGAACTACAGAACGGTTACAGTAGACAAGCTGATTACACAAGAAAAAGTCAAGTATTGGCAGAACAACGCAAATTAGCTGATGATGAATTAGCTGCGACTCAACAAGAAAGACAGCGTTACTCTCAAGCCCTAGAGCAATTAGGAGATTCAACAGATTATGAAATATCTCAATTCAATAATGTTGATTGGAATAAACTCAAGAGTGAAGACCCAATGGCTTATATGCAGCAAAAAGATGCTTTAAGAGATTTGGAAGATAGCAAGAGAAAACTATCTGAAGAAAAAGCAAGGATTGCAGCAGAAAATCAAAAAGATTATGAAGCCAATCTTGTTAAAGCAAGAGAGACTCAGATAAAAATATTAACAGATAAATTACCTGAATGGGTAGACCCAGTTAAAGGAACTAAACTAAAGTCAGATGTAAAAAACTATGCAATGACTGAAGGTTTTAGTGAACAGGAAATAGATATGTTAATGGATGCTAGAAGCATTAAAGTATTAAACGATGCTAGAAAATATAACGAACTTCTTAAAAGCAAAATCTCTAAGAAGAAGCAGAAGATAGTACCAAAAATGCAAAAGCCTGGGACACCTCAAACTAAAGAAGATAATAAGTCTGATAAGATTAAGGCACAAAGAGCAAGGTTAAGAAAGACTGGGCATATAAATGACGCTAAAAGCGTTATTGAAAGCATTATGAAGTCTTAACCTAATACAAAACTTTTTTAAATAGGTAATCAAAAATGGCAATATATACAAACACTTACGAGACTTTTAGTAGTGCCGATAAGCGTGAAGATTTGCAGAATGTTATTTATAACATCTCTCCAACTGAAACTCCATTTATGTCTAGTATTGGTACTGGTTCAGCTACTGGCACAAAACATGAATGGCAAACAGATTCACTTGCAGCAGCAGCTACTAATGTCGTAATAGAAGGAGACGATTCTCCAAACAGAGCATTAACAGCTACTTCAAGACTATTAAACTATACGCAGATTTCTACGAAACCTGTTGTAGTTTCAGGTACTCAAGAAGTTGTTAATAAAGCAGGTGTAACATCAGAGATGGCTTATCAAATAGCCAAAGCTGGTAAAGAACTAAAACGTGATATGGAGTTTGACTTAACAGGCGTTAATGTCGCAACTGTTGGTTCATCAGGCACAGGTCGTAGACTTAGAGGATACGAAGCATGGTGTAATACTAACGAAGCTCATGGAAGTGGTGGTTCTACACACGGCACAACTGGAGCAGTTACAGATGGAACTCAAAGAGTTTTAACTGAATCGCTTTTAAAAGCAAACATGAAACTTTGCTACGACCAAGGTGGTAATCCTGACTTATTGTTAGTTGGTTCATTCAACAAACAAAAAGTATCAGGCTTTACTGGTAACAACACAAGAATGGACATGGCAGAAGATAGAAGTTTAGTCGCTACTATTGATGTTTATGTTTCAGACTTCGGTGAAGTTAGAGTAGTAGCTGATAGGATTTTAAGAAGCTCAGGCAGAACAACTCATGTGGTAGACACTGAGATGTGGACAGCAGCTTACTTAAGACCTTTCCAAGTACAAGACTTGGCGAAAACTGGTGATGCTGAGAAGAAACAATTACTCGTTGAGTATACTCTTGTTTCTAAAAACGAAGCAGCTAGTGGTAAAATCGCTGATTGTACTACATCATAACTTAAACATTTCATAACCCCATAAGGTTATTGTTAGGGGTAGGCGTGGTTTCCTACCCCACTTAGATACATTTAATAATGACCTTGAAGAAGGTATCGCTTCGGAACGAGGGTTATTGACATGGAGAAATTTAATGAGAACATTAAACGATTATTTTATAACAGCAAAGATTGCTGACATATCAACAGCATCAAGCACATTTGTGCCTGTACCTGATGGTGGCAAAATTATTAAAATTATTACTGCACTACAAGGTGCGATTAGTTCAGCAAACGCAGCAATTACATTTGAAATTGGTGGTACTGCTGTAACTGGTGGTGCTATAACAGTTGCACATTCAGGCTCGGCAGCAGGAACTGTAGATTCAGCAGAACCTACAGCAGCTAATGAAGTTGCAGAAGATGGAACTATTGAAATGATTACAGACGGAGCATCTTCAGGTGCTAAAGTTTTATATGTAACATTTATAATTAGGAGATAGATAATGGCAAATTGGAGTTATGGACAAAGAGTAACTACAAATCATATACGAACTGTAAATACAGGAAGTCAACAATCATCAGCAACTAATTCTGCAACAGAATATGTTATGGTAACTTCCGACACAGCATCAGTTTTTATTGAGTTTGGAGCAAACCCAACAGCTAGTGTAACTACTTCTATTAGACTTCCAGCTAATGAACCAATGATTTTTAAAATTGATGGTGGCATGAAAATGGCAGCTATTTTAGCTAGTGGAACTGGTAATGTTTGGATGGCTGAGTTAAGCGAATGAAACGAAAACTAGGAGATGGACAAACTTTTCTATTTTCTGAACACTCAGGAGAGTGGGCTATTAATCATAGGTCGCCTGACTTAACAAAGTTACTTGACTCAAACAAAAGATTACAACAGGAAGACCACAGTATAAAAGATGAATTTCGTTTATCTGCTAGGATTCCTGTTGGCATCTACTATGAGTGGAAAAACAAATTTGGTGTGGACTTATACAATAAAGACCACAAAGACGCAGTTAGGAAATTATTAAATAGTCCTGACTATAGATATTTAAAGACAACATCTAGGGTAATTTAATGGCAATATCAACATACGCAGAATTAAAAACAGCAATAGCTAATTGGCTAGACAGAGAAGATTTAACAGATATCATACCTGACTTTATAGCTTTAGCCGAAACAAGACATAAAAGAGATTTTAAAATCAGAAGAATGGAAACCAGAGTAACAGCCAATACTATAGCTGATACTGAATATTACACTTTACCTGATGATTATATAGCTATGCGTAATATTAAATTAAACTGAGACCCAAAAACTTCTTTAGAGTTTTTAACACCTGAGATTATGGACCGTGTTCAAGCAGGAAGCGATACAGGCAAACCCAAAGCCTATTCAATTAAAGGAAATACTATACAGTTAAGACCTTTACCTGACGGAGTTTATGAAATAGAAATAAGTTATTATAAAACATTTGCAGCTTTGTCAGATTCAAATACAACTAACGATATGCTTACGCATCACCCTGATGTTTATTTATATGG